CGTCAGGCTCATCTCTCCTGACGGCTTCAATGTGATACTCGCTTTCAGGGCATCACCTACTGGCGCACTCGGGGATACTCCCGTGACATACGCATCAAATGCCCACGCAGTAAAGTCATCGTCAGGGAACCAGACCTCAAAACTCTCCAATGTCTTGCCTGTCAATCCTGCGATAACTGCAATATGCGTGGCGTCTATTGGGTCATAGACAATCTCAAACGTCAGCGTACCCGTTCTCAGTATCGTGCCGACGACTTCTTCCCATCCGTCCCCATCGTGCTCCGTTACGTCTGCGGTGTCAAGGGATAGGCTCGGACCGGAGATATTCGTTACCTGAGCAACCTCCGTCCCATTGTGTATTAGCGCAATCCCATAAGCAGCATATTTACTCATCGTTTACTCCTCGTGACTAATTATGTAGTCTATCATACTATGGTATAGCCCGACCTCCGGTTCAAAGACATCTCGCTCTCCTGCTGGAAGTATAGCGTCTATCCTAACGCCGCTACCGCTCACTAAGGTAAAAAACCCCTTGTAACCCTGTGCCGCCTCTCTAAGAGCCTCTACAACGTCCCTAACAGCCTCGTAGGACTCGGCGTAAACGTTAATTTGGAACCTCGTGTCCGTTAGCCCATAAGCGTCTTGGTCGTGTGATAGCACCCGTGCTGTGGATATTCTTTGATACGTTATTGCCGGATAATCCGTTCCTTGCCATAATACAAAGGCATATACCCTGCCCGATATTAGCGAGTCAAGAACCCCGTCATTCTTCAGCATAGATACTAAGGCTTCTTCTATCATATCATCCTCATTATCTGGTATTCCATAGCGTTCTTGATGTCGTCAAGGTGCTCGTCTACCGCTGGTCTTAAATAGGGTCTTGCTGGGATAGTGACCATTCTCTTCTTGATAATAGAGCCGTGTTGCTCACTGTAAAAGTAAAGAAAGTCGGAAGTGAGCGGCTTGATTATTCCACCAAACTCATGGATAGCCGCATATACTACTCCAGCAGAGCCCACGTCAGCATAGTCCGGAGTGAGTTTGTGAATCTTGATAGAGTTAATCAGTTTAGACGTGTCTATCAATCCCTGCGCCTCGATATTGATTACAGCATTAGCGTGAATAACGCTTGCGCCTGCTTTCAATATCGTTTCCCTTCCCTTAGGGTCGCTAACTTTCTCTAACTTCTGGAGTACGTCTGTTAGCGCACTGAAATCCGCATCTATTGTTACGTTCATGTCTCTACCCTGTTCACCATAACTCGGTTACACGATATCCCTTTCTGTACGGGAGTGGCGACTTCAAATACCATCTCGTAGACATCGTGGCGATAACTCGTCAGTTTGAACCTGTCCTTCTCGCTTATCGTGTAACCAATCGGGAGTCGTAATATAGCGTCATATGTGACTATTGTCATTTCTGGGGAGTGCGCCTCTCTATGCGTCTGAAATTCTATACCGCAATTGGTGCTCTCCCCTTCCTTGTACGTCACGATAGGCTCACCGTATGAGTTCGCACTTTCAGAACGGATGAGCCTCACCCCTTCATCCATCATCGAGTATTCTTGCGCATCCCGCATTCCTTGGATATCGTCAGTCAGTGGCATGCTGACTACCAATGTCTACCGACTTCGCTCTTGATAGTGAGTTGAAGAACCCAGCCATTTTCAGAGCGTGCTTATGCTTTTGACTGCGAGAGTAACTCGCACCATCGGCGTTGAAGTCGAATTGTTCAGCGTATAGAGATGCTATCCTGAGCCATAGATATGCGGATGCTCTGTTCAAGTCGTAGGTCGGCACCCAACCGTCCTCATCAGGATAGATGCCGTCACCATCCATTATCGGATAGCTCTCGATTACTTCGGTGACGACATCATCATCAAACACTGTTCCACTAGTGTCCGCTATATTCAGCCTAACAGAAAATATCATATCCTGTGTAGCCGTCATATCAGCACCTAAGGCGATGTTGCAGGAGTTGGCTGGTCAGTATCAGTCGTAAAGTATCCGGGAATCAGTACGCTAAATGGATAGCGTGTAGCCTCAACCTCATTCATCCGATTGATTGGATTAGGTAACTGCCAGCCCAGTCGCATATACATACGAAGGGCAACCATGTCTTGCTGAGCGAGGTTATACAGAATTTCGCCAGTGTCAGGGTCTTGAATGACCGCTTGGTCGAGTACCTTGTAGGTGATGTCGGTTCGCACAGAATAGACGGCTCGCGTCCAGTCGCCTGATATCATCAATGCCGTTCCTGCGTCCATACTCCCGTTCAACGGGAAGTAGATAGGCTCACCATCAAGGGTATAGGACGTACCGCCACCAGCACCCTCAATCATAGGTCGGAATACTGGTACTCCGTCAGTTGTCCGCAATCCTCTCAAAGCACCTCGCATACTCACAGCACCAACGTGTCCGGTCGGGAAATAGCCGTCCTCTTCAAGTAGAGCAATCAAACCATCCTCACTCATCAGGTCATCGTATAAGTCTCCGACACTCCCCAATGAAACGGTGTTACCTGCCGCGATAGCGCCCGGCACGATTGCCGTAGGCCATGTCGCTGGCGCATTTATTCCTAAGAATACCGCTCGGTCAATTACCAAGCCGAATGCGCTGGCGATGTGCGGTCGCAATTCTCCCCAAATGTCGTAATCAGCGTCCTCAATGGTCGAGATTCCAATGGGGATGATAGCTGCGATTTCCTCAGCATATACGTACTTGTTCTCCCACTCGGCATTCGTGCGTGCTTTGAAGCCTACGGTATTGTCTTCTCCTGACAAATCTTCTGGAGTGCCCGGCACACCATCAACAAAGTAAACCATCGGCAAGGCGCTAAGAACAACAAGCCTGCGCTGTCCTCTGGTCATATTCGGTAGTCGGCGCATTAGCCGTAAAGCAATAGAACTCTCCGCAATGTCCTGAAAGATTTCACGACTGTAATCTTCAGGAATGAGAGCTTCTGCGTTGTCTCTTGTAATCATTTGTATCTCCTAAGGGACGCTACAAGCCCGCTTTCTTACGTATTTCGGCGTTGATGTCATACGTTTTGTTAGGCGTGGTCTTGCCTGCGTCCGTACTTGTCTTTTTGAATAGTTCAGGAGCGGTCTTTTGAAGTTCATCCCATTTGGGCTCTCCTTCGTCATCGAACAGTCCTTCAGACTGCGCAACAGCCCACGCTACCTTAGAGTTCACGCACCCAATCTCTGGCTTTCCGGCTTGCTCTACAAACCGAATTTGCTTTTGTGTCTCCGTGTACCGTGCTTCTGCTTCCTCAAGTTTCTGCATCGTGTCAGCGAGTGCCTTCTCAGCCTCGCTTCCCTTCTCGGCTTTCCCGTGCAGTTTCTTAATTTCGTCAGATAGCGTCTTACGCTCCTCACGCTCTTTTTCAAGAGCCGATTTCAAGCCAGCGACTGCGCTATCGTATAACGCCTTCACCGACTCGTCTTGCTCATTCAAGAAGTCATCAAACGTCTCGTAAGTAACTTTCTTGTCCTCTTCCATATTTCCTCCGGTATCTCACCTATTGATTATTATATCACAAATCCTCTATTTTGCCAATCCATACTCTGCTCCCGTCATACGTTTGCCATAGTCTCTCCCTCCCTTCTTCTGTCGTAATGTCTATCCCGTATTTCTTGCAATGGTGCTTTACTTCTTCGATGTAATTCTCGGCAGATGGCAATACGTTCACCCATTTCCCTTTCTCATCTATTTCAGCCATCGTTACGGTATTAACATCGTACGCCACGCATAGACCAAGCCTCACGGTATCACCTCCTCTACGTATCTATCCCAATCCCTGAGCAATAAGCCCACCCTAATCTTTACGTTATTCTGTTCATCATCGGGGAGTTCTGTAAGTTCCTTGTGCCTGTCATTGTCATAGAAGTCCTGCAACTTAGCCTTCGTCCCTTGTGATACGGGCAGTTTGGCGGGATGAACTTTATACTCGCTACGATAGTACCTCACCGATGTGTCAAAGATAGTATCTATTCTCCCAGTCCTACCTGCGAAAGCCACACCATTATCAATAGCCACGATATGCCCGTCTTTATACATCATATTCCTTGCCTCCCTATCCCAGTTCAAAGACACGAAGTCCATAACAAACAGGTTACCAAAGTCCGTCCTGTTCTCAAATGGTACCTTCGGTCTTTTCGCATCACTCCAGGGCATACTCCCTTTCGCCCAAAACTGAAGACTTACATCTGTGCCCTTCTTGTACACTTCTCCCGGATTGTATTTGCTGACATACTGATTATCCAATACTTTACGCCAGGTCGGAGGCACGTACCCCATGCCAAGCATCTTATCCAGTTGATAGGCAGTGAGTTCTCCCCTGCCGAGTGTATACCAGCCCTGACCATACGATGGCTTCATAATAGCCCAAGTGCCATCAGTGAACTCAATTCTATCCTTTGGGAAATACCCGGTCGCACCTGCTGGCCAGTCAACGACTTTGAACACGCCTGACTTCAACAAGTCTTGTATATTCTTCTCCTGAACAGCACTCAAATCAAAGAAGGTGGTCTGCAATATCTTACTGCCGGGTGGGGGTAATCCCATCAAATCATAATAGGGTCTGATGAAGGGCATCTGCCCCCACGCATTCGGGTCACTCCAACGCACCATATCATCTAACTGAAAATGCCCAGCGCTCCAAGCGTCCCAAGTCTTCTGCCCCATTAGTGCTATCTGCTGGTCTGGGCTCAAACTCTGAAAGTGCTCTTTGCCTGTCGTCCATTGAGGCTCCTTCGTCCCCTTCACGAGTGGAACAGCGACACAGCATCCGTTGGGGTGGTCTTCGAGTGGCTCTTCTACCGGATGAACTGTGCCGTCAAGAAGAAGACATGCAAGGCAAGCACCTCTTTTGTTAGCCAATCTCTTCCAACCATTCAAGACATCTTTGCTTTCAAGTAACTGAGCGTGAACCGCAGTCCTCTCCGCTCTGATAGTTTCCGTCCTTGCTATCGTTAATGCCCTGCTAAGGCTCACTCCTAAAGCATCCCTGAGTTCTTTCGCTACGCCTCTCGGCGACTCCCCCATAGCCAGTCCTTTGGTAAGCACCCTGACCGCATTTTTCGCTGCATCCGGTGCTATCTGGTCTAACAGGGCTTTTAATGGCGTGTCCTTCCTCAAAGCCCCTAAGAGCGTCATTAGAGCGTCTTGGGGAAGCCTGTTGAATTGTAAGGGTAAACCGCCCCTTGTGACCGTGCTAAGCATGTCCTGGACGCTTCTGACGCCTGACAATGCTCCCTGCCGTTGCCATATCTCAATTCGTGCCTGTGCTTTTGGTACATATGACTGGCATAAATCGTATACTTGGTCACGAAGGATAGCATATCTATTGGTCGCATTAGCCCACCGTAAAGCGTCCTCTGCGTTCTGGATGTTTGCCTTCTTGAACGCATCGTCGAGTTCAGCGACTCTGTTGTCAAGTTTCCGGTATAACTCCGCCCAATCTGCTGTCATCGTCCAGTTGATACTCGCAGTCAGGTCTTGCAGTTCATTCCGGTATTCAAGTGCCCTATCTACTATCTCACTCACCTAATGGATTGCTCTCCCTTTGAAATCTGAGTTCAGCCATAGCGAGCGCCTCCCTCGTCAATTCTGCCTGTTCAAGCCTCT